ATTACGGGGCGCTTGGAGCGGCGAAGGAAACCGGCATTGTCCTGATGAAACAATGGCTATCGGCGGAGGACGACCGGACGCGGCCAGATCATGCGGCGGCGAATGGGCAGATCGTCGGCATGGATGAGACGTTTGACATTGGCGGCGAGGCGCTGGCCTATCCTGGCGATCCGTCAGGTTCTGCGGCTCAAGTTTGCAACTGCCGATGCGTGTGCGCGTTTATCCCGCAGGACTAGAAAAACAGTATTGACGCGCTGGCATGGGTGTGCCAGAAAAATAGACGGGCCGAGAGAGGGTTGCAGCCTCAATCCCGGCCCTGATCAACCAAGGATGCGTTTGGTTGACTTGCCGTATTATGTGGCGGGATCAGCGCATCCGCAAGATAAGGATGCGACACAATGGCACTCAAAAAAGCGGAAGCGGGCACGCTTTCGATTGATGCGCTCAAGCAGGGCCGCGTCACGCTGCGCATGATCGGCACGACGCCGATGTATATGAACAGCATGAGCCTGAAGGCAAAGCGCGATCTTCTGATCGGCGGCGGCAAGAAGACGGCGGCTGAAAAGAAGATGCTCAAGCATGACCCCGAAAGCGAGTTTCGGGCAAGCGCGCATACCAAGCGCGACGGCGACACGCTTCTGTGTTTCCCCGCGCCCGGCGTGAAGTCGGCGATGGCAACGGCGGCGCTGGAAACCCCCGGCATCACCAAGTCCAGCGTGCAGCGGCTGATCTTCCTGCCGGAGATGAAAATTCAGGTATGGGGCAAGCCCTATCTCAAGCTGGACGTGGTGCGGTCGGCAGACATCAACCGGACGCCCGATATTCGGTCGCGGTGCTTTTTGCCGCGATGGGTGGCGGAGGTGGACATTGCCTTTGTGACCCCGACGCTGTCGGCACACGCTATCGTGTCGCTTCTGTCCAATGCTGGCGCGATTGTCGGGCTTGGCGACTTTCGGCAGGAGAAGGGGCGCGGATCGTTCGGCACGTTCGCGGTTGCGGGCGATGATCTCGGAGATTGGCGGGATTACTGGGATGAGGTCACGCGCGAGGCGCGCGACGTGCAACAGGCCGCGATGGATCAGCCGGAATGGGCCGACGATGACACGGCGGAGTTGATGGCCATTCTTAACGAGGAACGCGCGCGGCGTTCGGCTTGATGGTCGCGGCGAGCTGTAGCGGCCCGCTGCGCTGGTTTGCGGAGAGGCGGTCAGGGTAGGGTTCGGCGTGGTCCGGTTGGGCTTGGCTGTCAAGGCTCGGCGCGGCTTGGCTCGGCCGGGTTAGGCGGTCAACATCAACAGAAAGGAAACACAATGAAGTTCACCACAAAGACACGGCAGAGGATCATTGACGATTACCTTGCCGAAACCGGGCGGAATATGTTCGTTCCGCCCGAGTTTGTCGATTGGCTTGCGGGCAAGCCGGATCATGAGGCTTACCCGTGGTTTTTCGGCAAAGATGATGCCGAGGCGGCGCGCGAATACCGGATTGGGCTGGCGCGGCGTATGGCATCCGGTCTGCGGATCGTGGTCAGCACGCAAGAGACCACAGCGCAGGTTATCCACGTCACCACGCGCGAATATCCGGCCTATGTGTCGCCTATCTCGGGGCGCAAGGCCGGTGGCGGCTATGCGCGCTTTGATCCTGATGATGAGGCGTCCATTGCCGAGTTGCGGCGCCAAGGTGCGACGGCTTTGCGCGCATGGCTGGTGCGGTATCGCGGCGTTGCGGAATCCATGGGGCTGGACATGAAGCCTATTGAGGAAATCGCGCTGGTCTTGGATGGGCGCGTAGCGGAGGCCGGATAGGGCTTCGCTGGTTTGCGGAAAGGCGGTCAAGGCGCGGCCTGGCGCGGCTGGTTGAGGCGTGGCTTGGCCGGGCGGGGCGGTCATGGCGCGGCCTGACGTGGCTGGGCGGTCAAGGCTAGGTGATGCACGGTGTGTTTTGCCATGGCGAGGCGGTCAGGGCGCGGTCAGGCGCGGCGTGGCGGTTGAGGTTTGGCATGCTCGGGTCGGTTTAGGCGCGGCCAGGCGGTCGTGGCACGGCGGGGTACGGCTTGGCCCGGCAGGGCTTGGCGGTCTAGCTGAGGCCGGTTTAGGCGTGCAATGGCAAGGCAGGGCTTCGGCCCTGTCTTTTTTTTGCCCGGTGACTTTGCAAATTAGCAATGGCTATGCTATGACTTTGCAAAGTTGCGAGGTCAGGCATGGAATACAAGGCAATCGACCTTGAGGTCAAAGCCGACGATGACGAAGGCCGGATCGAGGGATACGGCAGCGTTTTCGGCGTTGAGGACAGCTATGGCGATGTTGTTGAGCCCGGCGCTTTCGCCGCCACTGTGACCAGGCGGATGCCGAAGATGCTCTGGCAACATCGCTTTGACGAGCCAATCGGCGTTTGGGATGCGGTGACAGAGGACGGAAACGGCCTGCGCATGAAGGGCCGGATCGCCATGAAAACCCGGCGCGGTCAAGAGGCGTTCGACCTCATCAAGATGGGCGCAATGAACGGCCTTTCCATCGGCTTCCGCACCGTCAAGGATGAAATGGACGGCAAAATTCGCCGCCTCAAGGAAATCGACCTTTACGAGGTTTCGCTTGTGACAATGCCCGCGAATGCGATGGCAACGGTCACGGGTATCAAGTCAATCGACAGCGAACGTTCCTTTGAGGCGTTCCTGCGCGAGAACGGGTTTTCCCGCTGGGATGCGAAGACCATCACATCGGCGGGATACAGGGCATGGGCAGATCGGCGGGACGCTGAGGCCAATGTCCTTGATGCAGATCAGCGGGACGCTGAGGCACTGAAACAACTTCTGGTGCAACTCACATATGGAGCGTCCAAATGACGGACCTTTCCGAGATCAAGGGGCTGGTCGAGAAGATCAATCCAGTCCTGACCGAACTTCGCAGCGAAGTGGAGGCGGTCAAAAACCGCGACGTGATCGACGAGGCCAAGTTCGACAAGATGGTCGAGAAGATCACGGCTGACATGGCCGAACTTCAGGCCAAGAATGCCAAGCTTGAGGCCGCGATGAAGCGTCCCGGCGGCGACGGCAAAGGCGACAACGCCGAACTTCTGGCCAAGGCGCGGAATACTTTCGACGCCTATGCCCGCAACGGGACCCCGCCCACGGATGTCAAATACAGCGACACCGAGGGGCTGGAAATCCGCGCCATGTCCACGAACGTCCAGCCGGACGGCGGGTATCTGGTGCGGCCTGAGCTGGCCAACTTCGTTGTGGACCGGGTTTTCGAATCCTCGCCCCTTCGCGGGGTTGCGCGGGTCGAAACCATCGGCAGCAAGTCGCTGGACGTGCTGATCGACGACAACCAAGCCGGTGCGCGGTGGGCCGCTGAAGGTCCCTCGGGCGGCGAAACGACCACGCCGCAACTCGGCCAGAAAGAGATCGTGGCGCACAAGCTGGAGGCTGACCCCAAGATCACGACCGAACAACTGCAAGACAGCTATCTGGATGTCGAGGCATGGCTCGGCGGCAAGGTCGCTGATGTTTTCGCGCGGTCGGAAAACACGGCCTTTGTCACCGGAAACGGTGTGGGCAAGCCGCGCGGCTTCCTGACCTACCCGGCGTGGACCACTGCCGGCGTCTATGAACGCGACAAGATCGAGCGCATCAAGACCGGCAACGCCACGGCAATCACGGCTGATGGCCTGATCAACCTGCAAATGAGCCTGAAGGAGGAATATCAGGCGCGCGCGGTCTTCGGCATGAAGCGCGTGACCTTCGGCTCCGCCCTCAAGCTGAAGGGGACCGACAGCTACTTCTTCGGCCCTGTCCTGCTGCGCGACGGGCAGGCGACGATCCAGCTTCTCGGCAAGCCGGTCATCTTCATGGATGACATGGAACTTGAAGGCTCGGGCGCGCTGGCGGTGGTCTACGCGGACTTCAGCCGCGCCTATACCATCGTTGATCGTGTCGGCTTGCAGGTTCTGCGCGACCCCTACACGAACAAGGGGTTCGTGACCTTCTACACGACCAAGCGCACCG